TTAATACTATTAATAATATTAATTTAAGTGGAGTAACATACAGCGATTCAATTAAAATAAAACTACCTGTATAATATGTCAGAATTAGTCTACGGAAAAGATTTTAATAGGGGTAACATTAATATTCCCAAACCATCAATTAAAAGTAATCAAAATATTTTTATGGCTAAAGTTATTAGTGTTGATGACCCTAATAATGTTGGTAGGATAAGAGTTTTCATTGATGGTATTGATGAAACTAATATTGATAATGAAAGTTTACCCTATGCATATCCTGCAATGTCTAGAATTATGCATGTAATGCCAAGAGTAGGCGAAGCTGTATTGGTTTTTTTATCGGATAGAGATAAAGATTCTCAATTTTTTGGTAATAGATTTTGGATTGGTCCAATATTGACAAATTATAAAAATATAAAAGACGATAATCAAGATACATTTGGTACATTAGGTTTATCAGGGAACTTTTTAATTACTAAAAATGTTAATTTTGACCCAATAAAAGAGAAATCAATTGATATTAAAAATGATGAAATAAATATATTTCCTGTAGATACGACTTTACCACCATTATCTACAAATAATTTAACAGATGTTACAATTGTTGGTAGAGATAATACAGATATAACACAATCTGAAAATAAAATTACTTTAAGAGCTGGTAAACATAAAAAGAACTTACCATTACAACCTAATGATATAAATCCTACTTACTCTGTATTGGAATTTATTGACCAAAATACTTCTTATTCGTTAACAGCAGGTGATGAAATTTATTTAGTAAGTCATAAAGGAAGATTTAAATTTAAGAAAAAATTAACTAAAGATGATATTGCTGATTTAAAAAATAATGCACAATCAATGTTGTATGGTGAATTGACTGTCCAATATTTAAAAACTTTAACTGATGTTTTTTTGAATCACATTCACACACATCCACAAGTTCCACCAACATATGGTGATAAATCAAAATATAAAATTGATGATTTAAAAAGAGAATTACAGAACATAGAACAATTATTGGCAAAAAACATTAAAATTAACTAAACTTTTACTTTTACAAACTACTTATAATAAATCATATTATAAAAAATGGCAAATTTTAATTTTAAATCACCAAGCGTTAAATTTCAAGAAATTGATAGAAGTTTCGCTTCAACCCCATCATTGGGTATAACATCAGTTGGTATGGTTGGAGAAACCTTAAAAGGGCCAGCTTTTTCACCTGTTTTAGTAACAGATAAAAGTGAGTTTAGAAGATATTTTGGAGGTACATCCGTTGAAAAATTTCCTGATGGTTCAGGAAGAATGAGATATTTAGGTCCAATTTACGCAAATTCATTCTTAGAAGAAGGTAATCAACTTTATTTTACAAGAGTTTTAGGAAAATCCGGCTATGATGCAGGTAGAGGTTGGGCTATCACAGTTGGTGGTGCTTGTTCAACTTCAACTTCAGCACAAACGTCAACACTTTCAACTTCCACAGGTACAACAACATTTAGTGGTTCAAATGTAGTAACATTTACTGCAAATTCTGTTAATTATAGTTTTTCAATTACAGGAAATGGAACATATAATAATGTTTCTAATATAACATTTGTAAGAAATAGTTCAGGAGTGTTTACTGCATCAAGTGCATTTGTAACTGTTTCATCTTATAGCGACACTCCAATTAGTGGTTCTGCTACATATAGTTCTTTTACATATACAGCTCAAACAAATCAAACATGTGAGAACATGGTTGTTGCAATAGTAAGAAGTAGAGGTATTGGGTTACAAGATACTGCTGAATTTAATATTTCTTCTGTGACAGGTACTTTTTCAAATACAGCAGGTAGTCCACTAAGTAATTTTACGATTACAGGTGTTGGTGCGTCTGTTACTGAAGCATTAGAATTTAATTTGGATGTAACATCTTCAAATTATATTACTAAAGCAATGGGTAGTAAAAACTCAGACACAAAATCAAACTTATGGGTTGAAGCTGTTTACCCTGATTTAATAAGAAAATTAAATGGTGATGGTCTTATTTATGATGTTAAAGGTATTACACCATTAACAACTGCTGTTTTCTCTGATTATATGGCAGGATATACAAATCCAGAAACACCTTGGATTGTTTCTGAATTGAATGGTAATAAGATAAGTAGATTATTTAAATTTATTTCATATTCTGATGGCGATTCTGCAAATAAAGAGGTAAAAATTGCAATTGAAAATGTTAATCCAACTACAAAAGAATTTGATGTTGTAGTTAGAGATTACAACGATACTGATGCAAATCCTTCTATTCTTGAAAGATTTAGCAGATGTGTATTAGACCCTGAAAGTAATAACTTTATCATGAGAAAAATTGGTGGTGTTTATAGTGATGCCGAAACTAATTTCTTAGAAGATGCTAGGTCAGCTTACATTTATGTAAATGTTAATGTAACAGCACCAATCACATCAATTCCTTGTGGATTTGAGGGGTATCATTTTAGAAGTTATAGTGCTGTAAATACTGGTGGTTCATCTGCAAAAACACCTATTATGATTTATAAAACTTCCTATTCATCAACAGATAAACCATTAAAAACTTGGTTAGGTATATCTGAAAAAGCATTTGATGCTGCTTCAGGAGTAAAAGGTTTATCGATAAATGATGATTTATTTAAATATTTAGGTGCTTCTCCAAGTGGAAGCACATTCCAAAAGACTAAAGGTTTCCACTTAGATTCAGGTGCAACAGGTAGTTATACTGCTGCTACAGGAACAGACCCTGTTATTGGTGAATTTGAAGTTGGTGTAGGTGCTATATCAAATACTGCAAGTGTTGGTGCAAATACATATTATAATGATATAAATAAACGTAAATTTGTTGTTGTTCCGGCAGGTGGTTTTGATGGTTGGGATATTAACTATGAAATAGAAGGTGGAAGGTCATTCGGTAGTACCTTTGCTTTAGGTGGTGCTAAAGCATTTGATGAATCAGATTACAATGCTTTCAAAGAAGCATATCAGATTTATGAAGATACTGAAAGAACTCCAATCAATTTATTTACTACACCTGGTATAAATTGGAGAGATAATTTAGGACTTGTAGAAGATGCATTAGAAATTGTAGAAGAAATTCGTCAAGATGCTCTTTACATAATTGATGCATATGATGCAGATGCCAATGATACACCAACTGTTGTTGCAGGAACTTATGCTGATGATTTAGAAGGAAGTGACATAGATTCTTCTTATGCTGCTACTTATGTTCCTTGGATTAAGAGAAAAGACCCTGATTCAAATACAAACATTTATGTTCCACCAACAGGTGAGATATTAAAAGCAATGGCTCTTGCAGATAGAACTTCATTTATTTGGTTTGCAACAGCAGGTTTAAATAGAGGTGGTTTACCAAATGCTAAAGATGTAAGAAAAACATTCAAAGAGTCTGATAGAGATATTTTATATCTTGCAAGATTAAATCCGATTGTTAAATTCTCAAATAACACTCCTGGAATATTCATCTACGGTCAAAAGACTTTACAAGTTGCAGATTCTAAACTTGATAGAATTGATGTAAGAAGATTACTTCTTTATGCAAAACAAATCATTTCTTCACAAGCTAGATTATACTTATTTGAACCAAATGATGAAACATTGGCAAGTAGCTTTATTTCTGAATCTAATAAGAAGCTTAAAGTTATTCAAGATAATAGAGGTCTACAGACTTTCAAAGTAAGATTAGACAATACATTGAATACACCAGAAAGTAGAGATAGAAATGAACTTTACTTCGTGATTGAATTGTTACCAATAGGTGCAGTAGAGTTTATTGGTCTAACATTTGTAGTAAATAAATCAACAAGTGCAATTCAATTTAATGGATAAACAATAAAAAGATACTATTTAAAATAAAGATAATAATATGCCACTAACTTCGGGATTTAGAAACGTACCTAATCAATATGAGCCTTTGAGACCTAACAGATTTGAAGTTAGGTTTCCTGCTCAAGATATAGAATTACACAAATATACATGGATTGTAAATGCAATCGATAGACCTAAAATGAAAGTCAATTCAGTTCCAATTAAATATTTGAACTATGAACAAAAGGTTGCAGGTCACGTTACTTTTGATGATATAACATTAGAGTTCATTGACCTACAAGGACCATCTTCAGCTCAATTATTGTTGGAATGGTATAGATTGTGTGCTGAAAACTTAACAGGAAGAATGGGTTATGCTTCAGGTTACAAAAAGGATTTACAATTAATCGCTTTAGACCCAACACTAGTAGGTGTTCAACAATTTACAATCTTTGGTGCTTTCATTAGTAACATTGATTTTGGTAAAAATGAATATACTAGCGATGAAGTTCAAAAGATTACTGTAACATTGAGTTACGACTTAGCTGAAAATAACTACTAATAATTTAGTAAATTTAAAATTAAAAATCCTATTGGTTTCCGATAGGATTTTTTTTGGTATAAAAGTTGTATATTTAATATTAAAACAATTAAAATTATGATAAAATACAACTTAGAAAAACACTTAAAAGATAATTGGTGGAATACTAGTGATACATTTTCATTAGTTGAGAAATGGCTTGATGATAAAAAATTCATCACTAACGAAAATCTTTATACATATAAAGATTTTAAAAAACAATTACAATTTGCAGGATATGATAAAGATGAAGTTTCTGTATCATATGAAAATGACTATTTGACAGTTGAAGGTAAATCAAGTATGTTAAATAGTCAGTATACTAAAAAATATTATCTACCTACAAAGTACTACGATATAGATAATATTGATGTTAAATTTGAGAAATGCATTCTTACTGTTGAATGTAAATTGAAAGAAGAGAAGGAATCAAAAGTGATGAAGATTATAATTAAATAAATTTAATCTTAATAACTTTTTCTAATCTTTCTACGGAGGGATTCAATTGTTTAATATAAAGTTGTCTGCTTGTTCTGCTAATAACTTTTACATTAAACTTGAATTTCCCTCCTTTTTCTTTTAATTGCTTTAATTGTATAGTTTTCTTTTCAAAAACAATCCCATCATCTCCCATGTAATAATCATCTTCGTGACATAATGTATTAAATATCTTTTCTTTATTTAAATCTTCTATTTCAATTCTTTCAAGAACATCAACCATTCTAATATTATGTATTTCTACAATAATATAATTATTCAATGAAATACTAGGTTTGCCTATCTTCTGACCATAACAATCAAAAATAAAAAATCCCCAAATTATGGGGATTAATTTTATTATCCTTCGCACATTAAACATTCTGAATATAAGTCTCTTTGTTGTTTTGTATCTGCTCTTAATACAGATTCAGACCTTAAATAATATAGAGATTTCAATCCAAGTTTCCATGCTTCAATGTGAACTTGATTTATAAATTTAGCAGGAGCATCACTAAAGAATGCAAGATTTAATGATTGTCCTTGGTCAATATATTTTTGACGAATCCCTGCTTGCCTAACTATTTCAAGTTGATTAATTTCTTTAAATGTTTTGAATACTGCTTTTTCTTCAGCACTCATACATCTAACATTTACAACTGAACCTTTATCTTCAGAAATTGCATCCCAAACTTGAGGTACATTCTTTCCTTTTGATTCAAGTAATTGTTCTAAAAATGGATTTCTTCTAATATGTAATCCTTTTGCATCATCATCCATATAAAGATTTGCTGCTAGTGGTTCTACACCTTGTGAATATCCACCTGCAAGTTTTGATGAAGACCTATTAGGTGCGATTGCAAGAAGAGTTAGATTTCTTCTTCCTGTTCCTTTACACCATTCAGGTTCACCATATTCTTTTGCCATATCCATAGTTGCTCTTTCGGATTCATCTTTAAGATGTTTAAAGATAATATTTGTCCATGCATTTGCTTCAATAGAAACAAATGGAATCATTTTGCTTTGAAGAAAACTATGCCACCCTAAAGCACCTAAACCTAATGCTCTTGACTTTGTAGCAAATCGAACAGCATCTTCAATACCTTTGTATTCACTTGAGTTACCCTTTTGAAGGAAGTCTTCCATAACTGAATCTAAAAACATTGTAGATAGATATACAGTATCAGTATCTTTCCATTCTTCAAATTTAACAAGATTTAGAGAAGAAAGACAACATACTAAAGTGTGTGTTTCATCTGTTGGTAAAAAGATTTCAGAACAAAGATTTGAATGTCTAATCTTTAAATCATTTTGTTTCCACCATTCAGGCAAAACATTATTAGCATTGTCAATAAACATAGTATAAGGTTCACCTGTCTTTACTCTTTTCTTTAGAGTTTCAAGCCAAATCTCCCTTTCTTTACCATTTTTTTCAATGACTTTATTCATAAATTCATCTGTAAAGATTGCTCCTTGATGAATATTATGTGATTGGCGATTTACATCACCTTTTGGTTCTCTTACTTCAAGAAACTCCTTGAATTCACCATGCTCTGCATTCAAATAAATTGCTACAGCACCTCTTCTTGTCTTTCCTTGCTTAGATGCTAGGATTGTTGAATCAAATGATTTAATGAATGGGATAATACCATCTGAACTCCCACCTCTACCATCTTTAATTTTAGTACCGATTGCTCTAATAGCGGAAAAATCATAAGCAGTACCTCCACCATATTTTGAAAGCATTGCCATTTCAAGATTTTTACGATAGATTTCATACATAGAATCACCAACATGAGAGGAGAAACAACTAATTGGCAATGCCACATCTGTTCCAAGATTTGCCATTACAGGTGTAGATGGAATTAACCATCCTTTCCAAAGAATATCAAAGAATCTTTCTTGCAATTCAGGTTTATTAAGTAACTCTGCTGCTCTTGATGATACTCTTATGTAACCATCTTTAGGTGTTTCACCATCAAGGAGGTAACCACCCCTAATTGTGGTTAAATAAAGTGCATTATTTCCCCATTCAGGAAAATCAATACCAACTTTCCATCCCATGTTTTTTCCTATATCATGTGTTTCTATTTTCATAATTTTATTTAAAATAAATCATCTACAAAATTCCAATCCTCATTTGGTTTTGAGTATGAGGTTTCTCTATTAGCAAAGAAATCAGTCTGTTGCTCACCTGATGTTGCAATATAAAACCATTCCATATCCATAAGCAAATCATTATCAACTGTATAGACAGGTGTTAACATTAACTCTTTAAGTTTTCTATTTGCCCTATCGTACATAAAATTTTTAAGAGTAACTTTTGTGATTGTTTCTAAATCACCAAGTTCAAATATTTTATCAATATAATTGAATTCATTTGCTAAAGCTAAATCAACACCTTGATAGATGTTATGTTTTAATTCATCAGTCCAAATGTAAGGATTTTCTTCAACAAGTGTTCTAAATAATTTACATCCTGATTCGCTATGCAAAGATTCATCACGAATTGAAAATATCATTTGTTGACCAATACCTGTCATCATATTCTTTTTTCTAAAGGAAAGAAGAACAGCAAATGAAGAATATAGTTGCATACCTTCTGCACAAGCAGAGAATAGTGCAAGACTTCTAGCAATATTAGAAAGATTAGTATCATTAGGGTCAATTTCCATAAGCACACTTAATTTTGCCATTGTTTCTTCATCTTCTAAGAATGCTTTAAAATCTGTAAGACCTAATGTATCGTTTAGATATGAGTAAGCAACAGCATGAATTGTCTCAAATGCACCAAATGTACTTGCCATCATTTTAACTTCAGGTACAGGAAACCATTTTGTAACATATGTTGACCAATAATCATTAACAACAGTTTCTGTTTGTGTAAATCCTTTTAGGATATTACCAATAACATTTTTTTCTTCTAGTGTTAATTCATTATTCCAATCCTTAACATCTTTTTGCATATTTATTTCAGTATGTAACCAATGTGCATTTTGTTGTTTAAACCATGCTTCATAAGCCCATTGATACTCAAATGGTTTGAATTCTAATCTTTCTTGTGTAATCATTTAAAGTTATATTAAAGTATAAAAAAATCCTGCTTATATTACTACAAACAGGATATGTTTTGTTATTGTTAGTCTAATCTTGTTGTTCTATAAATGAACCAAAACGCACCTAAAAGAAATATAGGTAAAATTGTCAATGTCATTTTCAATAATAACATATCTGTTACCCATTGAACGCCAAAGAATTGCATAAATGACAAAGTAAGTGTTGGTACAATCAAATATATGGCAAATTTAGGTAAATAAAATTTAAAACCAAGAAAAAAATGGTCTAAAATTTTACCTAATTTACTGTGTGTTATGTTTTCTAAAAACTTTTTCATTATTTTTTCTTCTCATCAAATAATTTGGTTATTTTTTGAATTAATGGACTTCTTACGCAGTCTGAATCTACAAATTCAATGACTCTAACATGGTCATCAAAATCTTTAAAATGTTCTGTTAAAAACATTAATCCATTATCATCTTTATCTTTAAAATCTCTTTGGCGAATGTCACCAATGATAATCATTTTACCACCTTCTTCCAAACGAGTCAATACTGTTTCTGCATTATCAACAGATACATTTTGAAATTCATCAAATATATTAATATTATCTAAAGACAAACCTCTCAAATTACCCATTGGTATTACTTCAATAATTTTTTCTTTAAAAAGTATTTCTAAAGCAATTGGAGATAGTAGTTTATTTAACTGCATTGAATATGACATTAAAACATATTCAAGTTTTTCTTCAACACCACCTGGTAATATACCAACATCTTCATGTTGTAACTGTTTTAAAGGTTTAAATATTCTAATTTTTGTATATGAATTATTATCAGATAGCAAAAGATTTATTGCTTGAACCAATGCTATAAAAGTTTTACCTGCACCTGCAATCCCTGTTGCAATTACATACATTGATTCTCTATCCAAGATATCTTTAACAAATTTTTCTTGGTTTTCAGTTTTAGGAGAAATTTTCAAATACGGCTTTCCAACTTTTTTTCTGATTTCATCTTTCTTCGCTTTTAGCCTATCCTCATCAGTTTCCTCAACTTGGTATTTTTTTATTTTTTCCTTTCTATTCACACTCATCTATTTTCATGTAAATAGGTTATCTGAAATATTTGTCTTCAAAAAAGAGATTAATTTTTCTTCAAAAACCTTTATTTTTTTATATGATAAATTAAGTTCTTTTATAAGTGTTTTATTATCATAGTGTTTTAAATATTTATATTCATAAAAATTTTTTAAAGTTTCGTCATGACAAAATTTCATAATTTGATTTACTGAATTAAATTGCTCCTCATAATTTGAGTTAATATAAACACAATCAATTTTTTCTACATTATCATCTAATGATGTATATTTTTTATATTTTTTTCTGTTAATTTTTCTAACATAATCATAAAAATGATTTTGTGTAACAGTAAAAACCCAATTGTCTAAAGTCTTCTTGTTCAGTTTTTTATGATAATTAATAATTATCTTGCTCATTGTTTCTGCGCTTAACTCTTTTGAGAGTTGTGCATCAGATGTTTTAGAATAAAAATAATTCAATACTAGTTTTTCATATTTTTTGAATATTTCTTTGTCTTGTTTTTCTTTTTGTATATCTAACATTTAAAATTTCCATTATCTTTTATATATTATTGTTTTAAATTTGTTTTCATTAGTTCAAATATATGATTTTTTCCGTATTTTTGCATATTTGTGTTTAAATCATCATTATTATCATAAGTTTGTATCTTAACATTTGTTAAACCTAGACTCAATAATCGTTCCTGAATTTCCAAAGATGAATTTGGTGTCTTTGAATAATTAAAATCTTGCCTCCTTTCTATTGCATCGGGATTTAACATTATTATAACATTAGGTTTATATTTTATTAATTTTGATAATATATTATCTTGTAGTGACTTACCTAAAAGCACAATAGTATTAATAGGAATTGTTGTGTACTCAAAATATGCTTCAACTATGTAAACAGTTGAGTTCCAATTTATATTTTTTTCATTAAAAATGATTTCACTTTTATCTGCCTTTGGTAATTTGTATTTGTATGCATCATCTTTAAATGTTCTTGTTATGTAGAAATTCAATTTATCGTTTTCATCGTAAGATGGTATGATAATTCTATCTTTATAATAACCATCCAAACAAAATCCTAGTCTATCATTTTTAATTAAAAATTTTGATACTTTTCTCAGTTTATTGACATAATTATATGCTTCCATATGTAATGGATTTTTAATGTCAATATTTTCAAAACTGATAAACTCTTTTGGTAAACTATAAACCTTTTGTTTTTTTATTTGAGATAAAACTGTTGGTTCTTTCTCATACTTAATGAATTCATTTATTTGGTCTTTGTTAGCATATTTCTTAAATACAAAAAAAAGTGGTCCTGATAAACCACATTTCCAACACTTACAGACTTTATTATATTTTCCGTTGTTTTTTAATGCAATATTGACCTCAAGATTGTATTTGTTATCGGGAACTCCATAATTTAATTTGGCGCATTCAGGACAATTAAATTGCATCTGTGTAGATGCATTATTTTTAGGGTGACCAAAAACTTGTTCAAGAAGATTATAAATCATTTTTAATCTTGATTAATGCTTTGTCATGTATCTTTTTAATTTCATTTTCTTTCATTTGTAAAAGTTCTGAAATCTGATTAAAACTTAATTCAGGTTTATTATTAAAACCATATTTATAAGAAATTATTATCTTTTCAATTTTATTTAATTTTCTTAATTTTAAAGATTGAATATCGATATTACTATAAATAAAATTATCATTTAAAATTGAGGTTGGTAAGATTTCACCATAACTTAAGTCATCAAAATTATTTGTATTTTTATGAATTGATATTATGTTGTTATCATCAATAGCACTTATTGATTTTGCTAAAATTTCACTAGCAGTTTCTTCACTCATTTCATCTTTAACATCATCAATATTTGGTTCAAATCCGTAATCATTATAGAATTTATTTTTACACTCAATAAATTTTTGATTTGTTGAATGTAATTTTATAGGTTGTTTAATTAATTTAGATTCTTTTGCAATTCCTTCCAAAATTGATTGTTTAATCCACCAAATAGCGTATGTACTAAATTTAAATCCTTTGTTTGGGTCAAATTGTTCAACAGCTTTTATAAGTCCAATATTACCTGATGATACTAAATCAGATAGTTCATAGAAATCTCCATTGTGATAATGTTTTGAAACATTCAACACAAATCTAAGATTGTTATTGATTAACAATTTTTTTATTTTTGAGCATTTGGTTTTATAAAATTCATGGAATAATTCCATTTCTTTTTCTTTTGGAATTTCACCAATTTTTCTTATATCTTGAAAGTATAATTTCAAAATATCACCAGTGTCCTTTGTTATCTTAACTGACTTTGAATTGATAGTTTTCATTTACGATTGAAAGAATACAAAGATAAGAAATTCAATAAAATTGAAGAAATTTTTTTCATTTTTTATTGAATCGGTCATTGAGGATGATAATTAACTCAGACCACCTTTTTTCAATTTCATGAATTTTTTTTTCAATATCAACCGCCCTATTTTTATATTCTTCTTTTTTAATATTTTTGAAAAAGAAATCATCCTCAATCGGTTCATTTTCTATTTCTATTAACAAATCTTCTAATTGTTTCCTATAAATATCGGATTCATCAACTAAAAAATTTATTACTTCAATAATTTTTTCATTTTTTTCACGCAAGTATGTAGTAACATCTTGCTTAAGAATATTATCTAATTTCATTTTGTAAATATAAAACTTTATTCAATAACAGTACCACCTTGTGCAAATGTTACTGTAGAACCATATACAACAATAGGACCACCAACATTACCACCTGCTGCAACTACTTGTGTTCCAGGTAACATAGTTGTTGTAATTTTACTTTCTAGAGTTATTTCATGTAAAATAGCTTTAATTGCTGTGTACCAAAGTATATCATCGTGATTCGCTGACCCATCAGTTAAATTGCCTGTTGGTATTCCTAATTCTTTTTTCTTTTCAAGAACTTTATTAGCTGCTCTTAATGCTGACATACCACCTCTGAATTGTGATAATGTTACTAATGGTTGTGGTATAACACCAACATTCGGTAATTCTTTAATGCTTAAAATTGATTCTATGCTAGATATAGCTCTTTTTAAAATATCCTTTATCATATTAAATTTGCTGCTGTTTCTTTTAAACGATTTGAAAGACCACCAGTTGAAAGAGAAAGTAACACATCTTTTCTTTTTTCTAGTTGTTCTTTAAGAAATTTTATTGTTACAACAATAACTAGTTTTATTATAAAATTTTTTAAATATTCTAAAATTACACAAAAGAAAATTTCATATATATTATCAAAAATCCTTAATAATAAATTTTTGAAAATTTCCCAAATTCCCTCAATTGATATTTCAAAATTAAAATTTAAATCTGATATCTTTTTAATGATGTTCATTATAAAGATGACACCTGGTTGTTTAATTATCATGTTAATGATAGCTTCAATAATTTTTTTTATTATATCTACTTGATATGCATTTTGTGCATTTGATTTAGGGTCTGTTTGTTGTCCAAATTCAGGCACTAATGCATTGAAAGTTTGTACAGTTGGATTTGCAATAACAGCATTTATTTGACTTTGTGTTACTTCTATATTTTCACTAAAACAACCCACATCAACTGTTAATCCTTTTATTGATGTAGCATTTTCAATTTCTAATAAACTTTTTAAATCTAATTTAAACCCTTCAACAGAGTCATTTTTAACATATGACCTTACAAGAGTTGCGATTTTAGCATCCTGTTTATTAAAATCTGTATGAAAT